GAGGAAAGAGAGAAGATCCGACAGAAGGAATCTGAAGAAAGAGAGAAGATCCGTGAAAAGGAGAAAGCAGAGGAAAGAGAGAAGGCTCGTCAGAAGGAGAAAGCAGAGGAAAGAGAGAAGGCTCGTCAGAAGGAGAAAGCAGAGGAAAGAGAGAAGGCTCGTCAGAAAGAGAAAGATGAAGAAAGAGAGAAGGCTCGTCAAAAGGAATACGAGGAAAGAGAAAAACAATATATCTTAGATAAAGAAAATATACGTAAGGCCGCTAAAAATAAACCTTCCAAAGAAACAAAAGATATAGTTGATCATGCTATGTCAATGGAGTCCAAAGATCCATTAGCTTACTTTCGATCATTTTCAAAAAAACCTGCTGATTTTCGAAAACTTTATGGATCTTCTGATTCTGATAAGAGCACTTATTCATCTTCTACCTCACAAAGTGAAAGTTCTGACGATTTCCCTAGTCCAAATACTCCTATAAATAAACGTGGAAGTGAAAATAACCACAAAGATTTGTTTGATAAGGTTAATGAACTTCAGCGAAGATTACATGAAATGGAAGTAAAAAATCGAAAGTTGAAAGCAATGATTACATAGATATTATTCTATTTCTAATGAATTGGAAATAGAATTACTTTCTTAATTTTTTACATACTAGAATAATAGATAATAGACAAGTTAAAAATATTAGTATAATAATTAATAATGGAAAACGAGTTTGTTTGTTTATTTTATTAGACGATAAATACTTATTTCTACCATCTAGAGTTGCATCTCGTCCAGCAATAAATTCTCCCCATTTTGGTAGGTTTTCCCACTCGACTGGTGGAGTTAAAATAATCCAAGGCATTTCTGCAATAATTCTTCTTGTATACCCAGTCTCAATATCTATTCCACCGCCAGCACTTTCTAATGAATATATTTTATCTCTTATAGCTTTCATTTTTTTATTTTCATCAAGGAGTTCATGATCTTCAATAATATAGTTAATTGGATAAAAATAATCAGGTATCATACCTATACAATTAGCTTCTATTTCACACATATTATCACCTCTAGTTATACGAAAATACCCACCATCTCCCCACTCAGTACCCCAGCTATTTCTGACAAGCCAGAACTTTTTTGATCTTTCTATACCCCATCCAACTATTACGACTGCATGACCCCCAACCGTTTCTCCTTTACCATCCCATTCATATATTTTTTTTGTATCAAAAGTGTAAAAATCAGGATATGTTTTTATTCCAGTCGCAACAGGTCCCCACTTATAAATATTTTCACGTATGTTTCTTTCACTCCCTCCATCTTTCTCAATTCCTGGTATCGAATAATAATGGAATGCTTTATAAAATCGAGAAGGTGTTCCACCCTCAAATCCTATTTTATGATCAATGTAAAAATCAGAGCACATATCTCCGAGAAGCCCTGTTACAGTTGAACATAGAGGTAGTTGTTCAGCACTTTTAAAAGATCCAATATCTTGATAATTTACATGTAACCCAAGTTTACTTGAATACGGTAAACATGAATCTGTTGGAGTTCCAATTTCGTACAAATATCGACACGCATCAACTAGACTATTTCCGTAACACGCTGAATTATAAAGTGCCTTCGTATTAATTTCTGATACTTTTGTAATATCATCTTCTGGATGATCTAATTCTAACTCTTTTCCTACAAAATCACATAATATCAATTTCGTTGGTGATAGAACAACATTCATCATACCACATGATTGTATGTTAAAGCGATCTGATAACATTCCAGTAGAAGCAAAAGCCCAGCAGCTACCACAGTTTTCTTGATTCATTGGAGGAGTTAAAAGCCCTATCCACGCCTTTCTACCATCAAAGTTTTCTGGAACATCAACATGCCTAGATTTCATATGAAGTATAGAAATATTGGTAAAGTCCTTACTAAGCTTATCGTCATCGTGACGCAATACAGTATTCACTGGAAGACTATTAATCTTGTCACGCAACTGCACGCTCAGAGTTTCCATTTACAACTCCACAATATTCTTTATCTAATTCTAAACTATTTATACAAAAACAAGCTAAAGTCGTAAATAATGATTATAAAGATGGATTATTTGACAGATAAAAGGCGATTTGAATTAAATAGAATAAGAGAAGAAATAAGACGTGAAAAGAATTATATTGAAAATGACATTGCTGTAATTGAAAGAATGAGGAAATTTAACGACTCTTGGTCAAGAGACCAAGTAGATAGTAGAAGAATAAAAAATTCATTACGTGAATTAGAAATCTCACAGTTGCAAAAAAGAGCAGAATGTGTTGAAAAAGGAGAACTTGATAATCAGTTGGAAGTAGTAGTGAAAGATGACAGAAAACACGAAAAAGCCCACACTCAACCAATTCCAAAGAAAGCTCATATTAGTGATAGTTCTTCTAGAAGGTATGATAATAATATGAAACGAGAGATTGAAAAAGGTTGGCAGTATTTTGTCAAGACAAGAGACACTATACCAGAATATATGCGTAAAAAACTTAAAAATATGCCGAACAACAAGGGATATATATGGAAAAGTATTTACTGTTATGGTGAGCGCCCTTCTGTAAAGGGAGAATCAGTTATTTTATTTGAAACACAAAAGGATGGTATACTTGTTATTCATGAAACAACAGACACAGACTATAAAATTTGGTATAAAAAGGGTACATCTAAAAAAATACTACAATCTTGTACTCCTCGACGCAAAATAAGTTCGGTTGTTTCTTCTCTAGGTAGTTACATAAAATAAAGACTTATTTTATAAAACAGCCTAAAGATTTAATCTCCGTAAAATAAAATGGCGCAGTACAAGACATTCTCTACAATGGCAAGTGATCCTAAACCAAAAAATACAAATGTATTTCCCGAAGTCATATCTGTTGATTCTGTAAAAAGCCGAAATGATTTAATTACTAAAAATAGTGTGGTTGTAATTTACTATTATGCAACATGGTGTTCACCTTGTAAAGATTTTTCTGAAAAATATAATGAGATCGCTCATTTTTATGCTGGTAAAGGAATCCTCTTAGTTAAAGAAGATGTAGATTTAGATATTAATAATAAAGGAGAGAACGTCAATGCGGTACCATGCTTCCACTTTTATAAAAATGGAGTTTTTCAAGAAAAAATGACTCTTACAGGTGTAGACGAGGAGGCTTTTACGAAAAATATGCAGAATCTTATTTAAATTCTTTGACTATAAAATTAATCATAATCGAACAAGCTGATTATGATTAAAATAATTAAATCATTTTTTAATATTTATGAGAAAGATAATCGTTAAAAAATGGGGGGCCAAGGATATTTTTTAACATCCTTAAAATATTCCATAATAGCCTCTTTCAACTGGTTCTTAGTATATAATTTTTCAGTAGAAATTGTATGCTTGTGGCAATACTCTTTTATATCTTTTTTACTTCTAAGTAAATTGAGGTATACAAATCGTTTATTTTCGGGTGGAATAATAAGAGGAGCATCTTCTTTTATCTTCTCTTTGGGTGCCTTTTTATTATCTACTGCAGTAGAAACTATTTTATTAGGAGATTGAGAAAGTCTTTGACTTTCAACGTATTCAACTATAAATTTAGTAGCATCAATTTTATTTCCTCCCTCAATTGATTTTTTGCAGAAAGGATAAAGCCATTCCAAAACTTCCATATTGACATCAGAAATAAGAGATTTATATTTTTTTAAATTTTTACATATTTTAAACAGAAGTTCGTAATCTTCCGAATCTCCAGGACCTGATTTAGGGTCAATAACTGAATTTTCTATTTTAAATGAAGAAGAATAACGTACCGGAGGTCTCTTTGATACTCCGCTTGGAGGAGACCTTGTGGATACTCCACTTGTAGAAGCTTCCGATCGAGGAGGAGGCCTTGTGGATACTCCACTTGTAGAAGCTTCCGATCGAGGAGGAGGCCTTGTGGACACTCCACTTGTAGAAGCTTCCGATCGAGGAGGAGGCCTTGTGGATACTCCACTTGTAGAAGCTTCCGATCGAGGAGGAGGCCTTGTGGATACTCCACTTGTAGAAGCTTCCGATCGAGGAGGAGGCCTTATGGATACTCCACTTGTAGAAGGTTCCGATCGAGGAGGAGGCCTTGTGGACACTCCACTTGTAGAAGGTTCTGAACGAAGAGGAGGCCTTGTGGACACTCCACTTGTAGAAGGTTCTGAACGAGGAGGTCTCTTTGATACTCCACTTGTAGAAGGTTCTGAACGAGGAGGTCTGTTTGATACTCCACTTGTAGAAGGTTCCGAACCCGGAGGTCTTTTTGGGGTTATACTAGAAGGCTCTTCTTCCTGTTCTTCTTCTTGTAAAGGTGATTTTTCTAAATCACCCCAATCCCAGTCTTCATCTGTACTATTAATAATCCGCTCAAATTTTTGAAATAATAAACCTGTATAAATAGCTCCTGGGTCAACATTTTGCTTCTTTGCCCAGGATACAACAAGTCGAGGATCAATATAATTAGTAAGAGACGTGTTAATAGCTACAGATAAAACGTTCTCTTTTGCACTTATACTCTTTGATAATCTATTGATCGTTTTTTCATCTGTGGCTTCTTCTAACTTTGATTTCATCTTTAATATAGATTCCTTTGTTTTTTGATTTGGTGTACGTGTATGGTTCAGAGCCTCTGCAACTTTTATATTTGCCTTGTTAAATTCCGATTTAATCGCTGTTTTTGATTTTAAGGTTGCTGGTATTATGAGATGGTGTAGAGCATTATACATTATTTCACTTGCCAATCTAGTTCGAAATACTTTTGCTGTAAACGACTTGTCAAATTGATCAAGATATCTGTTTATGGATCCACTTGAAATGTCAAATATTTTATCTTCAGGATCTTTTCCATCTGTTAATTTAGTAAAATTTTCGTATATAATTGATGGTACATAATGAACCTGATTATACTCAATACTATCTTTTCCCAAAAAATTAAATTGCAAACTACTTGGTGGCTTAAAAATCACATTTTTTACTAAAATTGTTGTAGCTCCTACAGTCTCAGCTTCATCTTCTTCTTTCGGATTGCCAACACGAATACCAAAAAAATCGATCAAATAAAGTACTGTACCAAGCTGTTTTTTAGTACTATTGCTTCCGCTGGCATCCCTCATGTAAGTAAATCTAATAGTATCTATTTGACTATGTAATTTTCTAGCTTTCTCGTACTTAATAAGATCAGAATCAGCTTTAAAAGCACTTTTTCCTGATAAATAAATATATTTTAAATCACCTGTAACACTATCTCTCCAGCTAGCTAACCAGACATGAGAGTAATCATGAATTATAGGATGAGCCCACGTGTGACCTTCAGGAGGGTCAGGTACTTTATCTGTTTCTCCACAATTAATAGTAACATCTTTTGGACGAATTGGCTTTTTGATTCTTCCCAGACGTCCTGAGTCTCCGCGACCTATAAAAATTCCAGATGCTTCCATCTTAAAATTACCGATCTTTTGCAGACGAATCCCGTTAACAGTTGCATAACCATATTTACCATCTATTTCTATTGATTTTTCTTTTGCTTTTTGTTTCTCTATTGGAGTAATAGATTTTTTATCTTGTGTATTAGCTTTAATTTTTTCAACCAGGTCTGTCCAATCAATATCATCGATTGATTTAAAAATTCTCTTTGCCTCTGTTCCAAGGTAGTTTTGAAAATCATTCCAAAAGTTCTTATTAAATGTATCTCTTGCATTTTTTTGATTTGGCTTTTCATTTACATTAGGTTTGGTGTAGCATACTGAACTAGTTTCATCTGTTATTATTCTTTCTGCATAAAAACCAGCAATTTTTTCTTCGTTTGGACGCAAAATGTATACCTTATTGGTTGTTTTGTTTCTTAATGAGGCTCCTAGAGGAACGTAAGGCTCCATTATTTCAGTAAAGTATGGCCCATTATGAACTAAGCTCTCCCATTTTACTCCTTCTTTTCCACCAAAAGATATTGCTGGTTTATCATCAAATTCATACGGTTCTAGAGAAATGTTATTCCATGTTAAGTCGGATTCTGTCAATTTAGCAGTTATCTCTTTAATCTTCTCATTTGCTTTTGCACTTGAACCAACTAATTGAATACACACACTATTTTCTACAGTTATATAAACAGTCATTAATTTATCTTTTAATTCTTGCGCTCTATCAATATATATTTCTCGAATGAAATTTTTTAATTCATCCATATCAAAATCGTTTCCATCTAATTTGGTGATACGAAAACAATATTTTTTTGACATTTCTTCATAGACAAGATAAAAGATAAAAACTGTTAGAATATATAAATTATTTATTATAAATATTTTATAATAAATGCATCATAATCCGTCCAATAGATTATGATTAATTTTAGATGAGATCTTGAATACTAAAAAGTATGTACATACGTTTTTCTATTTTGGTTTAAATTTCATAGGTTTACCCGATTCATAAATCTTTAATTTTCCTAATGAAGTCATTGTTTGATAATAAGATGCATTATCTGTTTTATTCTTTATTACTTGTGTTTTCAATGCATTATGTGCATCAATTACATTATCTATTTTTTCTGGCATACCATCTATTAATGGATTTGTATCATATAATTCAGGTGAACCATACTCATATCGAACAACACCTGTTTTTAGCTCCTCCGCTTCGCTTAATAATTCATTTGCATACTTAGATCTATCAAAGATAGTCTGCAATAAAGGATTTGACAATTTGTGTGATAAACTAGGACGTTTCAATAGTTTTTTGACTCTATATAATAATAATAAATCATGTGTTATATTACGAAAACTTGAATCAATATAATGACCAATACCGTACTTACTTGTATCAAAATTTGAGAATCCTTGATCTTCTCCACAATAATTTAGAGGAAGACCATTTTTACCTCCTCCGTTACATTCTCGAATATTTTCACAGATAGTTTCATATATAGAATTTGAGTTGCCTGTTATTTCTTTATTAGAAGTATCGTTAAAAAAAGAACGTCCATAATCAATAATCTTGGCCATATATCTACATTTAAACTTTACAGGAGGTATTGTTTTATCAATAAACTTGTATTTATAATCAATATATTTTCCAACAACTGGTTCGTATATTAGAGTATTTAGCAAGTGAAAATCATAATGTGTGAATGTTTCAGCTAAAGTTGATAATGGCATGTATATCTGATATAAGACATTTAATAAGTCATGATATGGAAAATCTACATCTGTAGAAGATATTATCATAGAATGTAAGCTTTTTGCATTATTAATATGCTGAGTTAAAATTGCTAAATATTGTGAATTTTCACACGCGAATTTAAAAAGAGACTCTATTTCTGTACAGTCTCTCTCAACAGGAGGTAATTTATGTTTGTCATTAACACAAAAATTACCTCCTGTTGATACTTGTGTTTCAACGTATTTTTGTAACGCAACTTGTCCAATTTCAAGAGAAGATTTTAATATTTCGATAGTTGTTTTCCCGCTTTTTTTGCTCATAAAATCCCAATCAGTATCCGTGTTATATATGTACCATCCATATGTTTCAATAAAACAAGGAAACACAAGACATTGTTTGTTTATATATTGACCTACTAGATACTCAAACAAAAGATTGTCACTATCTTGTTTAGTTGTTGATTTCAAAATTGCCTTTGCTTTATATCCATCACGCTCATATTTTATTTGATTAACAAAACCATTATTACTTGCGCTGCCAAAACTCTTTACTGGAGATATTGCGTATTTTAAATCTACAAAGTCATTAAAATGTCTTTTTATTCTTTTTGTTTCTTTTCCAAAAGCTAAACAAACTCCTGAGTCAGAACATTCGTTTTTCAAAAAAAGACCTCTTTTACGTAAAATATTCTTCAATCCTTTCGAAAAAAATTCTTCCGTTCCCGGAGAAAAACGGGAACCCCTAATACCGAGAGATCTGTCAAATGTACTAAAAGTAGGAACATTCTGATCTTTTTTATCACTCCACAATGTTCCATTATTGACTTCTTTTACTATTTTACCTGATAATAAAGCAATTCCTTTATTGGCATTTTCATCTTTGATTGAATACGCAACAAGAGTATCACTTGGCACGTTTTGAAATTTAAAATCATCAATTAAAATAGTTCTTGGATCTACAGAAATCCATTTATTAAAAAATTTAAGATGTATTGGTTCTGTATTTGTATATTCTAGCATTTTATTATATATAAATTTATTATCTGTAAAAATAAATTTAGAGAACAGTTTTAATTTTAAATTTGAAATTTTACATCGTGTAACTGAAAAATATTTAGAACATGACAAGACAACTCACAGATGATGAAATTGAAAACATGCTTTTATTTATTAAACCTCAACAGGGTATTCCAAAAGATTCTGCGATGAGCGTTGTAAATATTCAGAAAGATAAACTTCGAGTACAATTAAGAACGCAAAAAGTATATCCAGCAATCATACCAGCTCTGAAAGATGAGATTGAAAAAAATTATTATAAATCACTTATTGAACCAGGAGATAGCGTAGGTGTTATATGCGCTCAAAGCATTGGTGAAAAACAAACACAGACTACCCTTAATTCTGTTGATTGGACCGAGAAGCTTTTATATACTAAAAATAGTAAAACAGTTGTTGAGCCAATCGGTAAAATGATTGATAGACTTTTGTCATTGAATACAGAAAGCATTACAAAAATTGAAGAAAATAGAACTGAATATCTCCCTCTTCCTGAAGGATATATGATACCATCTTGTGATGAAAATGGTAACACAAACTGGTACCGCATCGAGGCAGTCACAAGACACTTGCCTGTTGGAAAACTCGTACGTGTCGTGACTCAAAGCGGTAGAACAGTTACAGCAAGTAAATCAAAATCTTTTCTTGTTTGGGATGGTACAAAGTTTGAAGGTGTTCTTGGTTCTGATGTAAAAGTAGGTGATATTCTTCCAACAACAACAAGTTTGCGCAAACCAACTGTCGAACATTCATACTTTGATATGGAAACAATATTTCCAAAAAATAAATATCTCTACACAACCGAGCTTATCAAGGCACGAAATCATCGCTTCTCCGGAAAGCAAGGTTGGTTAGATACTAACGGTGTTCACTTTACAGTTCCTTACACACGTCCTGATGTTTGTTTTGGTAGACGTAAAAGTTACTTTCTTTCGTGTGAACCTGGATTGATATATATTCACACTTCCAATTCTTTTGTATCTCATATTCCAGATAAAATCCCTCTTGATAATGATTTTGGGTTTCTAGTTGGTATTTATCTTGCAGAAGGATGCTGTACCAAGACTTTCATATGTATTAGCAATAATGATGAAGTAATTCGAAAACGTGTAACAGATTGGTGTGATAGATATGGAGTCACATATCATCTTGTTACAAGCCAAGGTAAAAATGTTAGAAAAGGAACAAGTAATGATTTGAAGATTCATTCAACTCTTCTTGCACGTATGTTCAAAATTATTTGCGACACTGGTTCTGCAAACAAGCGAGTTCCAGAATTTTCGTATACAGCTCCTGAAGAATTCATCAAAGGTTTGATTGATGGATATTGGAGTGGTGATGGAACAGTTAGTAAAGAAGATGGTTCTGTTGTTGTTGGTTCTATATCTGAAGATCTAATTTTGGGAATATCTTTTCTTCTTTCCTATTTTGGAATTTTTGGAAGCTTGAGAAATAATCTACAAAAGAAGAATAATGTAGGAAGTAAAAATATTAAGAGAATGTATAGATTAAATATACGTAATAGTTTTGTTCAAAGATTTGCTATATTTATCCGGCTAACAGAATACAATAAACAAGAAAAATTGAATACTGTTACATTATTTAAAAAGTACAAATATAATCTTGGGAAATCCCAAACCGAGTTTCCTGTACGTGATGTTTATTTTGACGAAGTCTTGTCGGTAGAATATGTAGACGGGACAACAGAGTATGTTTACGATCTAACCGTAGAGGTCACGAGGAATTTTCAGCTGTTAAATGGAGTATCGGTTCGAGATACTTTTCATAAATGTGGGCAATCCGAGAAGACAATGACGGCCGGAGTTCCGCGTTTTCAAGAGTTGTTAAATGCCACGAAGAATCCGCGAATTGTTAATCATAAAATCTTTTTACAAACAGGAAATACTTCAATTCAAGATATGAGAAAAATAGTTGGATCAACTATTGTTGGAATGACAATGGCTGACATTTCAAAGAATATTTCAGTCGAGATAGACAAAAAAGCTGAATCATGGTATGAAGCATATAAGATATTATTTTCAGATGAATTTTCTGCACATAAGAATTGTATTAGTTTCAAGTTGGACATGAAAAAATTATTTGAATTTAAGCTCACGATGCAACAGATATCAGATCACATTCAAGAAGAATATTCAGATTTATATTGTGTGTTTTCTCCGCCTGCAGAAGGTCAACTTGATGTCTTTGTAGATACTAAGAATATTCGTCTACCAGAAAACAGATTGTTATTTGTTGATCAGAATAACGCAATAATGGTGTATCTTGAAGAAGTAGTTCAAGCTACATTGGAGCAAGTTTATATTTGTGGTATACCTGCTATTTCAGAAGTTTTCTATCTGAAAGAAGGAAATGAGTGGATAGTTGAAACAAATGGATTTTGTAGTAAAACAATTTCAAAGCAGTATTCATCTTTCAAAAGGCTTTTAGGACATCCTCATGTAGATTATACACGTACAGTGTCTAATAATGTGTGGGATATTTATGAAGTATTGGACATTGAAGCAGCTCGTCAATTCTTAATAGAAGAGTTTATGAGTATTATGGAAGGTATTAATATGTGTCATGCTATGATTTTGGTTGATCGTATGACTCATAATGGTACAATTTCTTCTATCACTAGATATACAATGAAAAAAGAAGAGTCGGGTCCAATGGGAAAAGCATCTTTTGAAGAAACTATGGATAATTTTTTGAATGCGGCTGCAGAAGGTGACAAAGAGCCAACAGAGGGTGTTTCGGCTTCTATTATTTGTGGAAAGAGAGCTTCTATTGGAACGGGTATGATAAAACTAAGCATTGATATTTCAATGTTGCCAAAGAAGGTAAGTACGAAGATTGTTTCTTCGACTATTCCTCCAAATGTTATGCATTCTGTTATAGAAAAAAGTTCTCTTATTATTGGGTGTGATGATGAATTACCAGCTTTTGATGATACCAACTAAAGTTGATTAAAAAATAATATATTTTTGATATAAAAATATCAAAAATGAACACGTGTGCTCTTTTTTAATCTTGAATTTTTACTTCAATTTCTTTTCTCGATAAAAATCAAATGACGCATAACGATATTACAAAACTTGCATATGAAAGAATAACTGACCGATACTACAAAGCCACATATTTAGGGTTAGAATGTATTATGGATACCACAAATGGATATGTTAACGGTACAAAACTTTGTTCCATAGAGAAAGATAGATCAAAAAGTTTTATTTTTTATATAAAAAGCACCAAATATAAAATCCTTAAGACTTATTATATGACAAACATAAGCGATTTTTCTTCAGATCTTACTATAAAAGTTACCAGCGGTCCAAAAGAGATACGTGGAACGTATTTACATCCTATTCTTTTTTTAGATTTGGCTATTTGGATATCACCATCGGCTTATACAAAAGCAACAAGAATAATATCAGACGCATTAGTGAGAGAAAGCAATAGTGAAGATAAAATAGACATGCTTGAAAAGAAACTTGAAGATGCTCTTGCAAAAAGAGAGGAGGCTGAAAGGAAGGCCGAAGTGATAATGGTAAAAATTGTTTTACAAAATGAAAAGACATATGCAAAAATTGATAAAGCATCAAGGGATTCAGAAGAAGCTATATCTAAGGTTAAATTATCTCTAAAACGTGTAGAGACAAAAGTTGAGAAATTAAACTACGAAGAGGATAAACCAGATGTGAGTTCAAAAATTTCACATAATTGTTGGTGGCCAAGTAGAAATATTTTAGCTTTTTATTCGAAAAAATCATAACTTTTCAACCTTTTCTTTCTCTACTTTCGGCATTATTTTTTCTGCATGTTTTTGCCAAACTAAACCATAATCAAAAGTACATTCATGTGAATGCATGTGATTCGGACAGTAAATATTTTTACATCTGCATGTGTGAACACTCACCATAAGAGGATGTATTTTGTTTTTACACGAAACGCAATTAACCATTTTCTCATATATAAGATTTCATTTTTCTATAAATTCAGAAAAATAAAATAGTATTATAACTTTCTTGACTTATAAATAAAATGGAAGAAAATAAGACTAAAAAACGAGTTTTATATGGAGTTATTGGTTTACTTGTACTTAGTGGTATAGCAGTTGCTGCATATTATATATGGAAGTATTTTCACCATAAAAATTGTTGCGGGGATGTTTGCAACTGCCCAGATGGACAAAATTGTGTTAATAAAAAGTGTATACTAAAAGATAATATGCAATGGTCATCTTCGACATATACAGCATTGAAATCTAAAATAGTATCTGCTCCTGCAGTCAGCAAAATTACTGATCAAGCCGTTATAAGCTGTATAACTAACAATCTTATCACAAAGTATTCTACACCCGATAAAGCCAATTCAGACGTTAATTTTATGACTGAACTTCAAAAAATAATAGATGGTTGTACTTCAAATACTATTGCAGACCCAGGAATACCTTCTTATTGCAAGGCAATATGTGGTACAGACAAATGTCATATCTCTGATGGATGTGGCGGTACTTGTAATTGTTCTGATCAAACAATGTGCGATAATGGTACATGCAAACCTCCTCCTGATCATTGGACAGATTTGGCGTATAATGAGTTTAAAAATAGTGTTAGTGACGGCTTAAAAGATGTAAACCCACCTGTTTCCCAGGAAGTGATAAATTGCACTGTAAATAGCGTAGTAAAATATTATCCAAATCCGAGAGATATTACTAACGATAAAAATACATCTGATAATATACAAAAATATGTAGGAGTGTGTCTGAATAATCCTTCTGTTGACCCAGGAAAACCAAATTTCGACGGAACTACACCTACACCTACACCGACTCAGAAAAAGCACACAGGAGGAAAAGTTCCAGTTGTGCCTACAGATGCATCACCTAGTGTTTTTAAACAATGTGTCAAAAAGGCTATACACTCTACAGCTGAAAATTGTAAGTCTAGTATTAATAATTGCGCTGCTAAATCTAGTCTTTGTACCGATAGTAATTGTAAGGATAACGTTGATAAGTTAGCAGATAACTACTGTTCTAGTATTCACTATCCTCCTAAAAAGACAAGAGGTGGAGGTGGACAACCAAGCAATCCGGATTCTATAGGAACAAGATCTTTTTGCTATTCTAGCGATGGAAATTGCGACGACTTTTCATGTAAGACCGTTGAAAGTCCGTCACAGGTCCCTTCTGGAGTACAATCGGAGGAATCTACTAATTGCTCAAGTGGTTGCCCAGACTATTTGTGTCACGCTCGACAAGCTATGCATGCCATTTTTTAAAAAGTAATGATATTGTAAAAATAAAATTGAATTATTTACGATTATCTATCTATATAGATAGAAAATCATGCCGACCACACTTTATATAGAAGAATACTCACCCAAATCTTTTGTTGTTCGTGGTGAAACCAGAGAATATAAGGATTCTCTCAAGGCACTTGGGGGAAAGTGGAATAGCAGTCTGACTGACAAACAATCTGGTGACAAGTTCGGTGCTTGGCTTTTTTGGGGAGAAAAGCGAAAAGAAATCAACGAATGGATTGAGAAAGGTTGCAAGGTTGTGAATGATTCTTCACAACCTAATAGTTCTGAAAGAACACAAAGATCATCTACATTTAGCTCAGAATGTTACAATAGAGATCCAAATGCTTCGTTAGAAGCAAAGATAGATGCTCTTACAAAGATGGTTGAAAATATTTGCCGACACCACAAAATAGAATCTTTTTCTGAAGATAAACGACGTGTGAAGGCGCCAATGTTATTGGATTCTGATGTAGAATCTGATGATGATGATGTACCTCCTGTTAAGCCTAAGAGACTTTTAGGAAAATAATTATACTTTCTTCATTTCATTAGAATATGAAGAAAAATAAATTTTATAATACTTTTATTATTTATTAAGGTTAAATAAAGAATGTCAAATGAAGGAAACAAAGGTATCACACTTTTCTGTGTCATGATGATAGTAGTTATGTTATTTCTAGGGTTTGTAGGAATTATTGTTTCTAGTTTAACCAGAAAAGGTTATAATGAAATTTTCAAAGTAACTGACGTGGAAGGATTCCGAAAACATTTTGTTGTTGATAATCCGAATGGTGATGGTACTGATCCAACACAGAGCATGGTAGATTATTCTTACATATTCCCACGTGACGGTGATGGAAAGATGATTCCGAATGTGAATGGTGATACAACATGGCAAGATATTTCTGAAAATCAATCTTTAATTACTGATGATGAAGGCGGTGGAATAATAATTAAACTTTCTGATAGTGTTGAGAATGGAACTATTGGTGCTCCGCGTGTTATGAGTCGAAAACTTTATCGAGGAGGCTTGTTTATTTTTGATGTCGAGCATTGCCCTATTGGTTGTGGAGTATGGCCTGCTATTTGGTTAAATGGTTTTGTTGCTGCTCCTGATCAATACCACGAAAAGAAGGGAACATCTTTATATCAAGAAGGTATGAAAAAATTAGCATCAAGTACTATTTCAAAGGAAAATTTTGATCGTACCTGTTCGGGTCCTACTGAGTCTTTAGTTGGAGACAAACCGGATCCTCATCTTAGTGAATATATGGGCAAAAACATATATCCATCATCTTGGCCTACAGGTGGAGAGTTTGATATTTTTGAACAGACTAATTTTTCAGACACTAATTTAGTTTCAATTCATTCTGGTCCTATGTGTGAAGTTATGAATGGTTATGAAAATGAATATATGATTCCGTTGACAGATCCTGATTATACAAGGTCTGGTGCCAGAAGTGCATGCGGTGCTAGTTACTGGGGAGGTGGTTTAGATCCAACAGAACAAGCTTCTTACGGTCTAGGTCCTTATTCTGGTTGCAAGAATACGACTAGTATGGTTGGAGAAGTCGGTGGTGATACTACACAATTACCAAATGGCAGCTCAAGATATAATTGTCCAAAAGATGCAGCTAATAGTGCTGGAAATACTCAAATCAATGCTCCTTTAGGAAGTTTCGGAGAGTTATTTAACCAAAGTGATGGCGGAGTTTGGGCTGTACAATGGACGCCAAATGATAGAGTTAATGTTTGGTGGTGGCCTAGACATTTGTTTTCTGATAATGGTATGAAAAAGAAAGGAGGTCCTCTTTCCAAGAATCCAATTCCTAGTAAATGGCGACCAAAAATGGTTCCAGACGTGCAAAGTACTACAACTTCTGAACAAAAAGTATTAGTTGCGTCTTACATTTTAAATAATAATAATACTTTATCATCAGGTTGTGACTTTAATTACCAAGGTATTATAATTAATATTGCAATGGGGGGTGGATGGGGTGGATCTTCAATGCCTACATATTGTTCTGTTGATAATAAGAGTGAATGGCGTGATTATATAACAAAATGTTTTAACGCAAATCCGGAAAATGCAATAGTACAAGGATATGGTGTAGATCCAGATAATGGTTGTTTTGATGGATCCATGTCGTCCGAGTTTCGAGGTATAAACTCTCTTCCAAAATTTTACAAGGAGGCATATTTCAAAATTCGAAGTATTCGAGTATTGCAAAATTCTGATACAGACGACAATGTCTGGTAAAGAATTTTTAATTTGATTCTTAAGGATAAGAATCTTAAGAATAAATAGAAAGCATGGGTATCAAACATTTTTTCCAATGGTTCAAAGGTCAGTTCAGTGAACACATAAAGAATATGCATAAAGGTCAAGACCTGGCATCTTTGGGTGTAAATATAGATAATTTAATGATTGACATGAACGGTATTTTTCATTCTTCCGCTCAAAAAATATATGAATATGGTAATTACAAGCCTAATCCGCGTCTTTTGAGAAACGGTAATAAGAAAAGAATGGGTAGTGTGAAAAAACAAATCGCTATGTTTGAAGACGTATGTCTCGCAGTTGAAAATATTTTTAAGATTGTAAACCCAAAGAAGCGTCTAATATTGTGTGTTGACGGACCAGCTCCTCTCAGTAAACAGAACCAACAGCGACAACGACGATTTCGCAGCTCTGCAGAGTCTTCTGATGACAGTCCTTTTAATAGCAACTGTATAACACCTGGAACAAAATTTATGGATTATTTGACAAAATATATAGATTGGTATATTCGAAAGAGGATAAACGAGGATGATTCTTGGCGCAACATAGAAATTGTATTTTCTAATGAAAAGTCGCCCGGAGAAGGTGAACATAAAATAATTAATTATATCAGATATTATGGAGATCCAAATGACACATATTGTATTAATGGAATGGATGCAGACCTTATAATGCTTGCATTTGGAACGCATGTTTCGAAGTTTTATATTCTAAGAGAAGACATGTATAATTTTCATAATGATTTTTTCTGTGTTGATATAGGCTCTATCAGAGGAGGTCTTTCTAGTATTTTAAAATGGCCTACTGGTGGTGCGTTCGAGTTTGATGAAAAGACTGCTATAGATGATTTTATATTTCTTTGTTTTATGGTAGGTAATGACTTTCTACCTCACATTCCGTCAATAGAGATTATTGAGCGTGGAATAGAGCTAATTCTAGAGGTTTATAAAGATGTAGGATTTGTTTATGGTCATATAACTCGTCTTTTTAATAATCGTGTCGAGTTTTTACCAATTCCGCTTTCAATTTTTTTAGAAGAGATTGGTAGACACGAGAAGGATAATTTAGAAGGAAAACTTAGTAAAAAAAGAGAATTTTTTCCAGATCCGCTACTTGAAGGTTGTGCTAAAGAAAATAGTAGAACAAATAAATGGGATGTCGATATTGAAAAATATAAGAAAGAATATTTTGATTTTTCATTTCCTCCTTCAACTGATGAAAAGTCTTTATGTCACGATTATTTAGAGGGTATGCAATGGGTTTTATCTTATTATACTAGAGGTGTGCCAAATTGGAAATGGAATTTTCGTCATCACTATGCTCCATTTGCATCTGTTCTCGCAAAACATGTAAAATCTTTTTGTTTTCCTACATATACAAAAACTATTCCAAGCACTCCTTTTCAACAGTTGCTATGTGTGTTACCACCTAAAAGCGCTGATCTGATTCCAGAGCCTTTATGTCGTCTTCTAACTGATGAAACATCTCCTCTTAAAAAACAGTGTCCTGAAAATTTTGATGTTGATCTTCGCGGTAAAAGAAAGGAGTGGGAGGGTGTAGTCATATTACCAATGGTAAATTTTAATCTAGTAAGAGATTGTTATCTCAAAGTTATTAATAAGGTGTCTTCTGTTGACTTAAAGCGTAATATAACAGGAAGTTCTTATAAATATGAATATGTTGAAGGATTGGCAGGTTTTTTTCGTTCTTATTACGGAGACATTGAAAGATGCAGCGTACGGATAATTCCAATTGATCTATAAAATAGAATTCTAATTCATACTAAATAGTATGAATTAATTATATTTAGAGTATTGTATTAAAACCCTATAACATTGTAATTTTCTGTGTAATTAAATACTTTATTACTTGATGCTTTTTGTAGAAACCAATCGTTATCAAAATTTTTCATCTTTCTATTAATTACATCACACCCAAAATGTTCTGGTTTTGCTAACATGAAAGATTTTTTCTTATCAATCAAGATAGATGTTGGATTTTTGTTTGATTCTTCGATTAATGAATAAATAAAATCATGTCCATACACTTTGTTTTCGTCTAACGCAATAATAATAGTACCACACTCTTTTTCTCGTAACAGCATCGGAATTATTTTTGCTCCTTCTCCATAATCCCTACCTATCGGAAATACATTTACTACATCTTTTATATAGTTTGGTATATCATATTTTTCAGAATTATCATTCTCTAAGATTATCATAGCGATTAAATCAACCTTCACAGTTTGATCAAGAATAGAATTTATAAAAGGTTTTAACTTGTTTAATTTATCTGGTTTAACAGAAAATGAAATAACGACCCGACCATCGGTTGCATTTGGTAGTTTACTATAATTTTCTATAGCAGCTTTACAATTATTTACATGACAACCAATATATCTTGTAAGTCCAAAATACGAAAGAAAAGTCACAATTAAAGATATAATAGTTGATACTATTGTTGATACTATTATTACAGTTCTCTTCGACATTTATATAAAGTAAAGATTTGTGATTAATATTAAAAACTAATTAAAAATAGATAGTAACCGGCAAAAGTAGAACATTCATTTTTGTTTATCTAAAATGAATATAAATGTTTTATTTTATATAGAGAACATAAGAAAAATCAACAAGGCTTGGCTGATTTAATACCCATAACAATAGCTCCGGCTAAAAGCGCAAAGAGAGCAAATACGCCGCCAGCTTCTACAATTTTGCTATCAGATGGTTCTTCTGTGTTGCAATCACGATACTTGCTTTTTAACTTTGCTGCTTTTTTACGACTAACAATCTTCGACAATGCACACTTTTTGTGAGGACAAACTCCTCTCATGGCATTTGACCCGTTTTTATAAACGTCAAAACAAATTGATCCCGGAAGAGCTTCGACTCTATCTTTACAGCAAAAACAATAAAATTCATTCTCTTTTAATGTCATTTATTTATATGCAAGATTATATTATATAATAAAATATTTAAAAGATTTTTATTTAAATGCAGTAAAAAGGTCTCTTGGAATTTCACCACCATGTACTTTGCATATTTGCGTTAGAGAATCCTGATAATAATCATGCAGAGAAATAAGTTCAACTAGTGTTATCTCAACAGAATCATGCCATTTAGTGTATTCAGATATATCTAGTATAAATACCCTCCTCACAAAATCTTCTAGTACAGCTAAAATCATTTGAAGAAGATCGTAAAATGCCTTTATTTTCATACGTTTTTTTTCTCTGTTTAATAATTTTAATTCCCATGCCGATTCATCAATATCTCCAAGCAAATATTCTACACGAATATCAATGTTATCTTTTACATTATTTATTTGCCATCTTGGCATTATATCATGATGAATATGTGTCATAATATTGTGCATTTTTCTTAATTTTGAAGCATAAAAAGAACTTGTAGAATATGTAATATTTGTCATAAAAGCCCATGCATCTGGGACCTCTCCGCATGCTATGGCTTCCGTATCTCTTGACATTGGTAGACGAGATAGATATTCATAGTAGTGTGGGTTATGAATAATACCTGTTTCTATTTTTCCAGTTACCCAGCTAAATGGAGTATTACATAATACACAAAACATCTGATCGCAACCACTTGCTTTTAGTATTGGAGTCATACATTTTGGACAAGGTTTAGTTAAACTGGAAACTAATGACGTGCTTTTTATATCGTCTTCATTACATTTGTGAGTTAAGTCTTCTAGTTGTACTCTGCATTTTTTACAGAAAACACTTTTGCATGTTCCGCAAAGGTAATCATTTGCAACAAACCCTCTACAGTCTAATGAACATTTGAATATATAAGTAATGCTTTTATCTTTTTCTATTGGTATAGCTCCTCCATACGTAAGTGTTACAGACTTTAATGAATTTATAGTCGCTATAGCATCACGACGTATTTCAGATTTTTCTTCTATAATCTTGTTCAGAACATCACGTCCATGTTTCTTAAACATGCGCTTAAGAGCATCATTTGTTGGTATTTTTTTGAGATATTTGAATAGTTCACGTATCTGATATATATGTGATGCTTCTTCCTGTGTTCCAGGTAATAACATTTTTTCTTTTTCAAGTGTAAATTTTCCAATATATAGTAAAAATCTTTTTTTATCATTAACATTTTGAAGTACAAATTGACGAGTCCATATCTTTCCACAGTTCATACATAAGGGCTCTCTTAGATGATCTTCAATAAATTTCTGATTGCATAGTTCACAAGCTTCGAATTTACAGTAAGGACAAATAAGATAAGATGTCTGATATTCACAGCAAATTTCACATGTAGACATTTCTTTGTATTCGAAAAGAATATTTGATAAAAATATTCAATTTTACTAATTTAGCCTTTTATTTTAAAAATTAACAATGCTACAAACCCAATAACAATAAATATACAAAATAAAATAAAAAGAATTTTTTTCCAGTTAAATCGTTTTTCATTTGTTGTGTTTCCAAATTTGTCTGACAATATTTTGCTTTTATCGATAGAAGATTGGAGAGATAAATTGTAAGCATTTTTATAAAAGACTTCTGGTGTAACACTATTTTCTTTATGATACATTTTATCTAGCCAGATTACATCTTCTCCACTTAGACGAAAGTTTTGTTTTGTACCAGTATTATTGGTTGTTAAATTTGAAGGAAAAAAGTAAAGCATTATAGATAATGGATCAAAATCAGATCCGTTTATTGAGTTTTTATCGTACTTATTAATAATATTTGTTTCTGTTGTGTCTTCTGACCACCCCTGTGATTCTTTCGCCCATTCCAGTACTTTTGGTTTGTCCCACATTATTTTTCCACCTTTTGGATTTTGATGCTCGTGAACTAAACCTAATAAATGACCAAATTCATGTATAGTCGTTGGAACATCAAACCAACCGAGATTCATTGTAGCACCGGTTTTCTGTTCTAAATGATCTGTTCCTACTAAAGACCACGCACCACCAGATTGATCAAAACTTATTCTAACATCAGCTTTGGAAGGATCTTCAATAAATGAAAATTCCAAGTCTACAAGGGGTTGTATTCTTTCATTTACAATTTTTTTTATAGCTTCTTGAACAGATAATGACATTACGTCTTTCTGTAGAGGATCTACATCTTTTGATGTAGACAGATTAGTTCTTTTTATTGATTCTCCTGTTCCTAAAAAGCCAACAGATATTTTAGATCCCGATGGCCATAATTTTTTTGTGAAAAAAGCTGCCTGTAATTTTTTTTGGTTCATGTGATCATCGTGATCAGAACAGTAAATTGAATCAAATTCACACTTATGTATGTCAAGAATTTGTTGCACACATATCTTTGTTTCGGAAAGATTTGCCATTATTTATTTATAAGCTAAAAAATAAACTGATTGTAAATAAAGAAAATGGCAGCAGGTGGTTTGAGTTATTCTGGACTCGTCAACCACGGTAAGATCGGTCTTCCTTCTGTCGACAGTTGGGGCACAAATATGCACATTTTAAGAGATCCTCCTAAGTCTATTACAACTAGAAGAATTGACAAAGTAGGAGAAACTAGTTCTATAACGCAAATGATTGATGATAGTGATGGGAGATCATCTGAGGCAATTCAGATGTACGCGCGCGGTGTTAATCCATCTGTAAGCGTGTCTTACAATAATTATGGAAATAATGGAGGACAAACTTACGGGGGAATTACTGAAGGGGGTCGTAAATCAGCAAAACTTCCATACCGTATCATTAGAGATGGTGCTTTTAGACCACCCGTTTTGTTACAAGAAGACTTACTCCCTCTTTCTCGTATGCCTCGATCTATGACATCCGCCTTTTCAAATTCTGGATTTACTGATTTTTCTCGTAAGATGAGGTCGTGTGGAACTGCTGAAAACACGAAGGAAGTTAAGACTGATACTTTAAAGAGTTTTGTTAGACCAACTGCTGTTTATCAGATTGAAAAATCAGCAGAACGACCATTTGAAGTAAAGTATGTTATACAGCCTACTATTAAGAATTCTGTAACATCTGGAATTCGTTCAATGGATATTACGCATAGACACACAGGAGAACCTACAAAAGAAATTAGCAATAATATGCTACATAAGAACGCGCATTCGGCAGTTTCTGATGTACGTTATGTAGATAATAATGAATTTAATCCCGACAGATTCTTACAAAATTCCTTAGCACATTCGGTTGCAAGCAATGCATCTTCTACCAGATATAATCTTTTAAGTAATAATGAGTTAGAAACTGGAAGATTCCTACAAAATCCGCTATCTTATCATGCAGTAAGCAATATTTCTTCTATAGGAAACATTGTCGATAATAATGAGCTAGAAAGCAAAAGATTCTTACAAGACCCGCTATCTCATCACGCGGTAAGCAATATCTCTTATATAGGTAATATTACAGATAATAGTGAGTTAGAAACTGGAAGATTCTTACAAGACCCGCTATCTCATCACGTGGTAAGCAATATCTCTTATAAGGGCGATATTGTAGATAATAATGAGCTAGACACCGGAAGATTCTTACAAGACCCGCTATCTCATCACGTGGTAAGCAATATCTCTTATAAGGGCAATATTGTAGATAATAATGAATTAGAATCAGGAAGATTCTTACAAGACCCGCTATCTCATCACGTGGTAAGCAATATCTCTTATAAGGGCAATATTGTAGATAATAATGAATTAGAAACAGGAAGATTCTTACAAGACCCGCTATCTCATCACGTGGTAAGCAATATCTCTTATAAGGGCAATATTGTAGATAATAATGAATTAGAAACAGGAAGAT